TATCAAAGTTGATGGCGAATTTGCTGAAGTTTCTTTTGGTGATCTTATTAAAGGTTACTCTACTGAACAACATCTTTCTAAAAAGGGTCGAGAACTCGGTGACGCAAGAAAAGAGTTGGAAGACGAGTATCAGGAAAAAGTTAATGAGTTGGAAACAATGTCCAAAGCATCAGCGGCTGTACTGTACTCTAACGAACAAGCGTTAGCTGCGGAGTATCATGATCTTGAAGGCGCAATTGATAAAGCCCGAAAAGATGGTGATACATATGAAGTCAATGAACTAAAAGATAAACGAGAACAAGTCCAAAAGAATTACTGGGAAGCTCGCAACCAGCGGGAACAACTTGTAAAAGCTGTTTCTGCACAAGAGGCAACTAGTAATGAAAAAGAATGGAATGAGCAACTAGAATATTTTAATGAAACTATTCCTACGCTAATACCAGACTTTAATGAGGATACAGCAATTGCCATTCGGGAATTTGCTATTGAGGAAGGCATTGCTCCAGAAATTTTGGATTCAATTGCTGACCCAGCTATCGTTAAGTTTGTTGATGATTTTAGACGCCTTAAGCAAGGTGTATCTAAAGGTGCGGTTAAACGTAAATCAACTCCAACAAAGAAAGCTCCGCTTAGAAAAGCTAAAACAGTATCTAAGCAAAAGCAAGACGCAGCAGAACAAAAACGTAAGCGTGCATTAAGCGGCAACGCATCTGCTGAAGAACAACAGGACTTTCTTAGAACTCTTGCCGAACGCTCCTTAAACATGTAATACCTAGGAGGGTATAATCAATGGCTAATAATCTTGGTGTTCGCGGCACCGGAGGTCCACAGGGACCAGCACGCGGAACTGGCAAAGATGTCTCACAGCGTGAGGATCTTGCAAACTTCATCACAATGATTACTCGTGATGAAACTCCTTTTATGTCGTCTATCGGCAAAGCTAAAGCAACAGCAATCTACCATGAGTGGCAGACAGATCAGCTCGAAGCTCCAGGTAATTCACGCATTGGTGAAGGTACAGACTTTATCGCACCAACTGCTGATGGTTCTGGTGGTACCGGCGCAACTCCAGCAACTGGCAATAAGTTCGCAGTATCTGGTCCATACCGTACACGTTTGGGTAACTACACTCAGATTAACGGTAAAACAATTGCCGTATCAGGTACACGCCGTGCAGTAGATCAGGCAGGTGTTGCTGACGAATACGCATACCAGCTAAAGAAGCGCGGTACAGAACTACGCCGTGATGTTGAATTTGATATGATTCACTCATATAACGTTTCTAATGCCACTGGCGTACAGAACGCTAATGCTCGTTCAGCTGGTGGTTACCAGTCATTCATCAACTCAGCAACTACTTGTAACTATGTAGGCGAGTTTGAAGCACCTTCAGCTTCTTCCTCTAATGCTGGTACTGATGCTGATGGTACTGCAACTGTTCGCGGTTCAATTAACGGCGGCACTACTGCACCAGCACGTGGAACTCTTGCACTAACAGACATCGACGCTGTTATGCAAAAAATCTACGAGCAAGGCGGTAAAGCTACTAAAGTTATGCTTTCACCAAAACTGCGCCGTGACTTCTCAGACCTAATGGTTTCAGATACTGGTGTTGTACGTAACATTGATGCTGGTGGTCAACTCCGTCAGTCTGTTGATGTGTACATGTCAGACTTTGGTGATCTTATGGTAGTTCCTAACTACGTAATGGGTCTGTCAAACGCTGTCGCACTTAAAGGTGATAATGGTACTGCCTTCTCTGGTGCCGGTATTCCTGATGTTGCTGACTTTGCTGCATTGATCTATGATCCAATGTGGTTTGCTGTAGCAACTCTGCGTCCTATGCAGGAAGTAGATGTAGGCCAACAGGGTGACTCAACCAAAGGAATGATGGTTGAAGAGTGCACCTTGGAAGTACGTAACCCACTGGGTTGTGGTGCTATCTACGGTCTTAACTAGACTATTTGTTAGGGGAGGTCTTCGGGCTTCCCCTTTCTTTTTATAGGAGGTTTATATGCCAAAGGTTGGTGATAAAGAATTTAAATATAATAAGTACGGAATGGAAGCTGCTAAAAAGTATGCTGATAAAACCGGAAAAGATATTGAGTATAAGGCAATGGGCGGCAACGTAGCTGGCTATTACAACAAGGGTGGTAAAGTAGCAGGATGTGGTCCGGCTATGAATAACCCAATGAAAAAATAAATAAACAGGAGATAAGTAAATGCTAGTTATTCAACTTGCTAATGGGAATACTTACCCAGCTGATAGATGTGTGTGGCGCGTAGATGAAGCCACTAATAAGATTACTCACTTTACACCTAATGCGGGTTCAGTCGCTGTCGGTTCGGCACCAACTGCTGTCGGGTCTACTGGCGCACGCTTAGGTTATATCAAAGCAGGACGCTTTGCACCGTATACACAATCGCCATAAAGGAGTTTTGAGGACATGAGCAAAGAGACAGATTTTAAATTTCGTAGTGCTACAGTAAAAGCAGACGAAGGTATTCATGCTGGCTTTGACCTGAGTTCAGGTGATTGGCAAGCAACACAAGATATTACTCAATATAAAGAACAAGCTAAAATGGATCGCGACCGTCAGGAATATTTCGGTCACAAAAAAGGTGGCTATCGTAAGATGGCAACTATTCCCGATATTGTTGCAATTAAGATTTTGCAAGAACATCATTTAGATTTACATGACCCTGGGTTTATGAATGATCCAAATAATATGAAACGGTTGAGAACTATTTTGCAAACTGAATACAGAGATCTCTTGGTAAATACTTAATTAGGAGACCTGATATGGCAATAACCTATAATGAATTAGTGGCGCTTGTTCGTACCTGGTCTAACAGGGATGAAGAGGTTGTTAGTGATGCGATTATTAAGGATGGACTTAAGTATGCTGCAGATAAAGCATATCGCTCACTACGCGTACCTCCGCTAGAAAACGTAGCAGTATACGAAAAAACATTACTTGAGTCGGCAACAACAGCAACATCAGGTGTTAACCCAAGTAAAACAGAAATACAATTACCTTACGATTTGGTTGAATTTATTCAAATTAAAGAGGTAGACACTTCCGGTGCAGCTATTAGAGTATTTAATGAAAAGCTAGATGTACGTACCTTTAACGATCCATCAGCAGAAAAATACTCAACAAATAATTACTGGACGCGAGAAAGAAATGTAGTATACCTTACACCTGGCTTTGGTTTTTCAAATCAAGGATCAGATGCTAATAGTATGGAACTTTATTATTACCGTAGACTACCAGCACTTAACGCTGTTTACTCCGTAACAGTGCTTAACTATAATGCCGGCTTTCTTACAACAACTGGCGCAGGATCTGGTGTAGCTAATTCTAAACAATTATATTTTAATAGTAATACAGGTACAACAGCCTACGCTACTCAAAGCGCTGCGCAAGCTGCAAATCCGGCTGGTACTGTAACTGCTACTTATTATATTGGTATTGCAACACCTAACTGGCTTCGAGATGAAAACCAGCGTGTTCTTTTATTTGGAGCGCTAGCAGAAGTTTTTGCATATGTGCAAGATGATGATCAAGCTGCAAAATATTTAGCAATGTTTAAAAACGAAATTGCAGAACTTAACGATGAAGATGCTAAACGTAATGCATCAGGTGGAAACCTACAAATTAACTTTAACGGGCGAGGCTTAATATAATGACAACACCAGCAAGGCCCGGACAATTTACGGGTGCAACCGATAATGCTGCCAACGGTGGCTTATTTACAGATACACTAATTGATGGTATTCCTGATATTGTAGGCGCAGACGTTCTAGCAGCTGAAACAGCGGCAACTAATGCTAAAGCATCAGAAACAGCGGCGGCCACTAGTGCAACTAACGCTAGTACTTCAGAAACTAATGCGGCAACTAGTGCTACAGCAAGTGCAAACTCAGCTACTGCTAGTGCAAACAGTGCAACAGCGGCGGCTAATTCAGCTTCGACTACAGCGGCTGATGCGGCAACGGCAACAACTAAAGCGGCAGAAGCAAGTACTTCAGCAACTAACGCGGCGGCTTCACAAACTGCAGCGGCTAACTCTGCAACTTCAGCAGCATCAAGTGCTACATCAGCAACTGGTTCTGCTAACAGCGCAACAACTTCAGCTTCAGCGGCGGCAAATAGTGCAACAGCTAGTGCTAGCAGTGCTACAGCTTCGGCTAACTCGGCTACAGCTGCAGCTACTTCTGAAACTAATGCAGCAACTTCAGAAACTAATGCAGGTAACAGTGCAACATCGGCATCTAGTTCAGCCTCAACAGCTACTACTCAAGCTAACAATGCGGCAACTAGTGCTTCAACAGCAAGCACTCAAGCTACAAATGCTGGTAACTCGGCTACAGCGGCTGCAAGTTCAGCTACAGATGCACAAGGTTCTGAAGATGAAGCAGAAGCATGGGCACAAAAAATTAATGGAGAAGCAGTTACAGGTGAAGGCTATTCATCTAAAGCATGGGCAACAGGTGGTACAGGCGTAAGCCAAGCCTCAGGTGCGGGTAATGCTAAAGACTGGGCAACTGAAACTACAACGACAGCTGATAACACTGAGTATTCTTCTAAAGAATATGCAGTAGGTATTCAAGCAGGTAACACAGAAGGCTCATCAAAACAGTGGGCTTTGGGTGGCGGCAACTTTGTTATGTCCACACCTGTTACAGGCTCAGGTGGAACAGCTAAATATTCAGCTAAGTATTGGGCAGACCAAGCGGCTAGCTCAGTAGCTAACTTTGATGAAAAGTATTACGGTAACTATGCTACAGATGCGGCGGCAGAAAATGCACATGAAGCAGCTGGTAAAACAGTAACCGTAGGTGACTTGTATTATAACACAACAGATAACGCAGTTAAATATTGTTCAGTAGCACCATCAGGTACAGGAGCGCCAGTAGGTACGTGGTTACCTATTGAAGCAACTGATACTAGTAGTTTTGCTACAAAAGGATTTTCAATTGCAATGTCAATTGCACTATAGGAGAAAGATATGGCACAAAACTTTAGACGCTATATAGAAAGAGCCATCGGAACTTCGGCAACTGACATTCCAGATGGAGCTAACTTTGATTCGTATGATACTATCGTAGGAATTAACCTTGCCAATATTGTGGCACAACAGATACTTGTTTCTGTCTATATTTCAAACGGTGGTAATAACTACTACCTTATTAAAGATGCACCTATTCCAGCTGGAAGTTCACTTCAACTTCTTGATGGTGGTGCTAAGTTTGTAGTACAGTCAGGTGATAGGCTTAATATTGTATCAGACACTGCAAGTTCAGTCGATGTGGTTGTATCTGCCGTTGATGACATTAGTAGCTAGAGGAGGGTGATATGGGTTACATTGGTAATCAAGCAAGTTCAAACTTTTCTTCACTAGCTAAACAAGCTATTACAGGTAACGGTGGAGCTAGTTATACACTTACTACAGCTGTAGCAAACGCTAATGAGCTTGAAGTATTTGTAAACAACGTTAGACAAGAACCAGCAGTAGCATATAATGTTTCTGGAACAGCACTTACTATGACAGGTAACGTAGCAAGCACAGATGACTTTTATGTAGTGTATCAAGGTAAAGCTGTACAAACAACTACACCTCCTGCAAACACTGCTGCAGCACCTAGTGCTGTAGGATCATTTCTTGGTGATGCTGGAACTGCACTCGGTAACATTATTAGAGTACATGAAAAAGAACTAAACACTTCAGTAACAGTAGCCGCAAACACTAATGGTATGTGTGCTGGTCCATTAACCCTAGCTTCAGGAGTCGTTATCACCGTTAGTGCTGGTGCGACATTGGTGGTAACATGAGTACAGTACATTGTAATACAGTACAAACTAGTTCTGGTGGTGCAGTTACGCTAACTAAGCAGAGTGCGGCAAAAGCGTGGTGTAATTTTAATAGTACAGGTACATTGGCAATCAGAGAAACGCTAAATATTTCGTCAATCACAGACAATAACACAGGTCACTATACAGCAAATTTTACTAATTCTATGAGTGATGCAGATTATGCACCAAATGGTTCGGGTCAAAATAGTTCAAACACCGCTATAGGATTGACTTTTAATCCCAACACTTTGACAGCAAGCACTTTGGAAATGAATTTCAGAAATGAAAGTGCTGCGTCAAGAGATGGTGCGATAACGACTATTACGACACACGGAGACCTAGCATGAGTGAAATCTTAGTAAACAAACTCACTGGCACCTCCACCGCAGGGTCTATCCTCGTTACAGGCGAAGGTAATAGCACGACTACTAATCTTCAGCAGGGGCTGGCGAAGGCTTGGTGTTTCTTTGACGGGTCAGCGGGAACTATTAGCTTTGCAGACAGTTTCAATGGCAGTTCTTTGACAGACCACTCCACAGGGCAGTACGATATGAATCTTGCGTCAAGTATGTCCAACAGCACTTATCCTGCTAAGTTTAGCGGTACAGACAGGAATGACAATCGAGCCACTGCGCCTCTGAGTTCATCTTCTTGCAGGATGCTTAATAGAATGGGCGTTGATGGCAACTCACCTGTCGATAACGATGACACTAAGTGTCAGTTTAGTTTACACGGAGATTTAGCATAATGGCTGTTACAATTATAGCAGATACGCTAACCCACAGCACCGCAGGTTCGGTGACTACGGACTATGTTGTTAATGGTAGTGCGAAGGCTTGGGCTAGGTCGGGAAGTGCTGCAATTAACGAAAGTCTCAACACTTCTGGATTTACTGATAATGGGACAGGTGATTTTACTATTGCATTTTCTAGCGCATTTAGCACTAACACATTTGCTGGCACAACAGCAGGACTTGGAACTGCGGCTAGGTCTGTAAATTACAGTAATTCTCAAACTACATCAATAGATTTAGATACATTTGCAAGCACTAGTGGTAGTCGAACTGATACGGCAACAGGCTTCCAAATTAACGGAGACCTAGCATGATAGACACACCAGAGTTTCAAGGCACACACCTATTTGATAGACTATGCTGGGCAAAGGAAAACCTAGAAGGTCATCAGTCTGACTACCGTGTAGTGTACGAGGACAGCGTAGATGAATGCGCTAAGATACTTGTGCCTGACCCTAACTGGATGGCGTGTGCGTTGCAGGGCGGCATCTTACCACCCGTAGAAGTATACCACGAGTTAGCAAAAGACGAATCACAACCTGACTTTACTAAACATACCCGTGGTTATCTACTACATGATACACAGCCTATTGACGCTATGACTGAAGAAGAAGCTATCGAGTATCTTATAAAGAAAGACTGCCCACAAGCGGTGTGGAAAACATATAACGAAGGTAACCGTCTTAAGCTGGTTATCTGTAAAAAAGAACAATTACCTCAAACTAGAGAATGGCGAAACGCATGGAAGATCGATCAAGATCTAATCGCCGCATAGGAGAAATAAATGGTAGATACATATATTGTAGATGCAAACGGACAATCAGCACTAGCTGATAGCGTAACCGTCCCTGCAGACCGTAACTTCCGTGGTGCTTGGGTTCTTGACGGAACTGTAATCTCGGAAGATATGGATAGCGCTAAAGCTATATTTAAAGATAAAATAAGAGAAGTACGTAAGCCACTGCTAGAGGCTAAAGACGTAGAGCTTATGAAAGCGCTTGAGACTAGCGCAAGTACAACAGCTATTGCTACAGCTAAAAACGCACTTCGTGATGCACCAGCTGCTTCAGCTATTGATAGTGCAGATACAATTACAAAGCTAAAGGCAGCTTGGGATACATCGCTACTTGGTGCAAGCCCTTACTAATAGGAGGCTATAATGGCATTAAGTAAAATAGACACACCTGCTCTTGCAGCAGATGCAGTTGATAACACAATATTAGATGTTGCCGACAATTTTTCGTTTACTGGCGATGTAACATTAGGTGCTGGAAGTATTGTGCAACAAAAAACTCGTAGCACTGTTACTTATTTTACTGCAAACCCAGTTAATAACTGGACAGAAATACATAGTAATTTTCGTATTACTATTACTCCAAAGCTTTCTAACAGTATAATGTTGTTACAGTACGCTATCCCGTTTAATCCAAAAGGGGCAGCAAACATTCTTTTCGGCTTTAAGCCATTTAGATTAATTGGTAGTACATACAGTGATTTTTCTACGACAGGTGGTGCTTTAGGCACTCGTAACTTACTTCAATCTGCGTTTGCTAGAAGTAATAACGGATTCGATACAAATGACATGAATCAATATACATTAATTGGAGTTGATTCACCTAACACAACAAGCGCATGTACTTATGGTTTTTATTATACTAGTGAAGGCTCAAACACTACTTTGTTCTGTCACTCAGACGGTAACAATACTCAATGGGGTTGGACAGCACCAGTTCATATTATAGCAACGGAGATTCAGCAATGAGTAATATTCTTGTTTCAGATGCGCTTATTGCTTTAGGTATTAAAAATTACAAGCTAGAGGGCAATCCTACAACTGAGGCCGAATTTAATACGTCTTTTATAAAATTAACTGGTGTAGATAAAAACGGTATTGCTATTGAAAGCACATCCCCAGAAGACTTTGGAGTAACATGGGCCAATATTTCTAAAAGTATGGTAGCTCTTGTTACAGAAAAACCTCTACAGTTTTTAAGAGAAGAACGTAACAGACGATTAGTTGAATCTGATTGGATGGTTCTTCCAGACCGAACAGCAACACAAGCGCAATTAGATTACCGTCAAGCCCTACGAGATATCACGGACAGCGCCACATCATTAGACGATGTAACTTGGCCTGTAAAACCTTAAGGAGGCATAAATGCCATATGTAGGCAAACAACCCCTCGCAGGGGACTTTAAAAAACTAGGCTCACTCACAGCTTCTGCAACAGCTACTTATGCGCTTACTTATAATAGTGCGGCATTTAAACCAGCTAACGCAGAGTCTTTGATTGTGTCACTTAACGGTGTAACACAAGCACCTAATGACGCTTATAGTGTTAGTGGGAGTAACATTGTGTTCGCTTCTAACTTATCCTCTTCAGATAGCATTGACTATATTCTTGCGCTAGGAGAAGTAGGTAATAGTACAGTACCAACAGATAACTCAGTTACTACAGCAAAGCTTAGTAGCACTATCAGTCGTGGTGGTGTAGCTAATATTCGTGTTAACCCTAACAGCCTTACAGATAATACAACGATTGCCAGTGGTGAAAACGCTCTTGTAGCAGGACCATTTACACTTGCAGCTACGTTAACTGTCAACGGCACATTTACGGTGGTGTGATATGAGTAAACTATATGTAGATGAAATAGCCAGTAAAACTGGTGGAACAGATGCACTTACTATTGATAGCACTGGTCGTATCCTTACACCAGCTAGACCTGTGTTATTGGCACAAGGTAATGTTAATAGTAATGTTGTTTATGGAAATAATGCGGATATAACTTTTGCCACTAGCGGTGTAGGTTTTGGAGAATTTGCACAAGGTGGAATGTCACTTGTAAATAATACACAATTTACTGTTCCTATTACTGGGCTATATCAATTTCAAACTTCGGTTTATGTAAATGATAGCCATACAGCAATTAGATTACAACTCGCTATTAATGGTAATTTTAACCCTACTACAACAATAGCTGGCCTTGCCCAGTCTGGCGATGCAGCGTCTAGGTCAATTCAATTAAATCACGTTCTTAATTTAACAGCAGGAGATTATGTAAGCGTTAAAAATGCTTCTGGTGGAGATAGAACATTTTATAATGGTTACAATCATACTTACGCTTTTATGTACTTAATAGGATAGGAGGAAAACATGGCTTCAATAATCGGAGTAGAAACCCTCCAACATACTAACGGCACAACTGCGGCTACGATTAATAGTAGTGGTAATGTAAATCTTTCTGGCTATGCAACTCAATCAGGCATTCCAGCTTGTTTTTGGCAAGGCGGTAGTGAAAATAATGTCACCGTAGCTAACGGTGAAGCGTTCTGGGCAACAAATGATGGGCAAGCGGCGGCATTAACTGATGGTTCTGGTTTGTCTTATATACAAGGTGGAATAACTTATACTGCTACTACTGGAAGTTTCACAGTTCCAATCGCAGGGATTTATCACATACACGCTCAAGTATATCTAAATCAAGATGGTGTAGCTTTTAGAATAGGTGGCAACATTAATGGCACACAAAGATTTATGGGTCATACTGATGGTGGCGCAAATAGAGGTACAAAATCTGCTGTTGCAACATTAAAATTAAATGCAAGTGATGTAATTACATTCACATCAAACGGTGGCAGTTCCAACGATGTTTATCAAGGTATGAACCACTCTTATGGTTTCATATATTTAATAGGATAGGAGATACAAATGACAAGTATATTAAAAGTAGACTCCATCCAAAATGCGGCTGGTACTGCGGCTATGACTATTGATAGTGGTGGTAATTTAATTACTCCAAATCAATCTGTATTTAGAGTTTCATTAAACAATCATCAAACTATTTCAAACAACACTAATACACTAGTTAGTTTTGATACAGTTACTTTTGAC